CGCTAGATTTTTTGACTTCACCAGGTTTTGCCCAGCGAGCTAGCCCTGGTGCTTTGGTACAATTAAAGGCTTTGGAGATGCACGCATTGCCGCATGGCTTTGATTTCTCTGGGTTACATATCCTTTCGCCTTTAGCCGCGCTTGCTTGGTTTAGGCCTAAAAACATCGCTAGACCGAACGTCAATACTACTAATGTTATTTTTTTCATCTTACTTACTCCTGCTTTGGGGTTACCACGGCCTCCACGGGCCGCTTTTTTATTTTTCTTGGCTCTTATAGCCCTTAATACTATCATAAATGCAATCATTATGCAATCAGTTTTGCACAATATGTGCGCAATCCTTTCTTTTTTCAATGATTAAGCAGTACTCCATAAGGTCAAACTCATATACAGGGTCTTTATCCTCATAAGCTTCGTATTCAATCCATGTATCGTATCTAACCACCAGCTCTTTAGCCTTTGTTGAATTAGTCCTCACCTTAACCACGGCACCCTTATATCCGGCCCCCTTGCCATTAAAGGCCGGTATCATGCCACCTATTATAAGCGTCGTTATCAGTACTGCTATCATGTATATATCCTTGGTTAGTTGTTGTTGTTGTTGTTGTTGTGTATCTATAGTGCAATCAGTGTGCCAGTACGTAGTATCATTGTGTTAGTGGTACGCATGAGTCATGGTGTCTAACTTATGTACATGCGTGCATTAAGTGGTATAGCTACCTAGTAGCGTGCCAAAAAAGGAGTCTAGGCGTAGCCTAGTCCTTAATTAAGGGGGTGGGGGGCCGGGGTGCGGGCGGCGAGTAAGGTAGTTAGGAGCCCCGCACCCACACCGCAAAAAATCCCAAACCCTAATGACGCAGTGAATCAATACCCATATTTCCCCAAAAACAAACTTGACTTACTTGGCGTACCCCGGCAGCATGACCCTATTCATCTAAGTAAAAAAGCAACGTCTTCCCTACAAACTAAAGCTTGTGGGGATTTTTTTTATTTGACCACGTCATAATTACAACTTACTTTATTTTGGTGGGGGGCAAAAAAGACCCCAGTTTCCATTAAAAGTGCCTAAAAGCTGCTTTTTCTTGGGGTTTTTCCCACTTTTACTTTTATTTGGGGCCAAATGTCGGACAAAAAGCTAGCAAACACCAAAGTTGCCTATCGTTATAACTCCCGTGGGTTAATAGAGGGGTACTGCCCTTTAAGCGGCCAAATATTGAGTATGCAGGCCTCCGTTAACGACATTATGGTAGAAAGAGGCCCAAACGTCTTAGAATATATAGACGAGGATGGGAACAAAATTTATTTGGAAGCCGGGCTCTCACTTGACTTGGTAACGAAGGCGAAGAAGACCCCTGTTTTTAGCCAATTTTTAGCTGACCTTATATGTGAGCATTACTTAGAAAATAATTCAATTAGACAGGCCTGTGACATCGTAGGAATCAGCTACCGCACACTATCAACTTGGCGTCGGGAGCATCCAGATTTCGCAAAGCAGCTTCTAGAAACGAGAAAAGACAAGGCAGAGCTTCTAAGTGATGAGATGTTAGATGTTGCCAGAAGCACAGAAGGCGATGGAATGCAGAAGAAGCTGCATGTAGATGTTTTGAAGTGGCAAACAGAGCGGGCTGATGCAGAAAAATACGGCACCAAAACAAAAATATCTGGTGATAAGGATGCTCCCTTGGTGTTTACAGTGGAGACCGGGATTCGCCGCTCCATAGATGAGGGTTTTAAAGACCCGGAAGAAGAAGAAGAGCAAGGGGAAAAAGAAGTAGAGGAGATTGAAGAATGACCGAGGTAATATCTACAGGCTACACACCTAGAAGCGTTCAAGCTCTACTACACGCAAGGCTTAAAAGGTTTAACGTCATAGTGGCGCACCGTAGACTTGGCAAAACAGTTTTTAGTATTAACGAAATTATTGATCAGGCACTAAGGTGTCCACGTAAAAGTCCACGCTATGCATATATTTCGCCTACGTATTCTCAGAGTAAGAGAGTGGCTTGGGATATGTTAAAAGATTTCACTAAAGCGCTGCCGGGAGTAGTTACCCATGAGCAAGCACTATCAGTTACGGTTCCTCGGCCCCAGTTTGACGATGAAATAAAAATAACATTACTTGGCGGAGATAATCCCGATTCTATTCGTGGGATTTACTTAGACGGTTGTGTACTTGATGAGGTAGCACAAATTGATCCAAGGGTGTGGACAGAAGTCGTGCGTCCGGCACTCTCTGATAGACTTGGCTGGGCTGTTTTTATTGGTACTCCGCAGGGCACCAATGCGTTTAAAAAACTATATGATCATGCTAAAAATGGAGAAAATAAAAATTGGTTTGCAGCACTATATAAGGCTTCACAGACCGGGATTATTCCGCAGGAAGAATTAGATGATATGAAAGCGGAAATGCCAGAAGAGGAATACGCACAGGAATTTGAGTGCTCGTTTAACGCTGCACTAAAAGGGGCTTACTGGGGTAAGGAAATTACAGCCTTAGAAGAGGGTGGGAAAATAACAAATGTTGCGCATGACCCGGCCCTTCAAGTAGATACGTTTTGGGATTTAGGTATAAGTGATATGACAACAATTTGGTTTACCCAGCAAACAGGCCTAGAGGTAAGGGTAATTGATTACTACGAAATGAGTGGTGTTGGTTTAGATCATTATGCGAAAGTTCTAAAGGAAGGACATAGAAGTGCTTACAACTATAGAGACCATAATTTTCCCCACGACGGTGCAGCAAGAGATTTATCTTCGGGAAAAGATAGAGCAGCGGTCATGCGCGAATTGGGTATTAGAGTCTACGTTAGACCAAAGTACGATGTATATGACACGATCAACGCGGCGAGGTTACTATTACCGAAGTGTTATTTTGACGAAGGTAGATGCCACAAAGGACTAGAGGGATTAAAGGGTTACGAGCGCACGTGGGATTCTAAAAATCAAGTTTACCAGGAAAGACCTAAACACAACTGGGCCTCCCACCCAGCCGATGCTTTTCGCTTGCTTGCAATGTGTCTTAAGCCGGGCGAAGATAGACTAAACAGTAAGAAAATGAAACGCTATGCCGATAATGATTGGGATATATTCGGATAAAAGGGAGTTTATATGGGAACAAAACAAAGAGCTCGTGACCGGGCGGAAAGTGTAAACAGATTTGAGCAAGCAAGGCATAGTCACCTTGAAGAGATAAAAAATGATCCTGATTTTGATGAAATCACTCGCCAAGAGCTTTTACAACGTGTGGGTTCAGGCGATTTTACAGACGGTGGATTTTCGGCGCAATTAAGTCAGGATATACTTGGAGAAATTTCTAAGGCAAAAAACAAAGAGGGTAAATATGCTATCCGTGGTTTTTTACAATCCCGCAGGGAAACACTGGCGGATATGCCGGGTAGAAGCCAACTGCTAGATCCAGGTCGTTCAAAAGTTCAGTCAAACCCGAATGATTTTAACAATGCAGTAAAAGGAAAAGATGCCGGCACTACGGCAGTAAGAGAATTAAAAGATACAGCCGATGATGCGAGCCCAGAAAATACAAGTCAGAAAATCGCTGCGACCACAGAGGGCAGAGGATTATATAGACGTAGAAAAACACAATCACTAGCAGACAGACAAGAAAACCCTATTGGCGGCGGAACCTCTGTTTTATAAAGGAATAAGTAAATGGATGTAGTAATAGATAACCTATTGAAGAAATTTGATGCGTTAAAAAGTAAAAGACAAGTCTGGGAGTCTCTTTGGCAAGACATTGCAAGCTATACGGTGCCGAGAAAAGATAATATTTTAATTAGAGACACACCGGGTACGAAAAAATATAATGATATTTTAGATTCTACTGCGATTAATTCAGTTGAGTTATTGTCCGGCGCACTCCACTCAATGTTGACTAATCCCGTTGGATTTTTTTTCAACCTAACCACAGGCGACAGTGATTTAGATAATCAAGATGAAGTAAGGGCTTGGTTTCAACAAGTGGTTAGAGTAATGCATGAGACTCTTGCTAATTCAAACTTTCAGACAGAAGTGCATGAATACTACATTGATTTAGTCTCTTTTGGTACAGCCGTTTTGTTAATTGAAGATGACCCAGAAGATGAAGTTAGATTTTCCTCTAAAGCGATTCAAGAAGTGTATTTAGACAAAAATCATATTGATAGAGTAGATACTGTTTTTAGAGAGTTTAAATATACGCCACGTGACCTAGTAGATGCTTTTGGTTTAGATATATTGCCTGCGAAAATAAAAAAAGAATACAATGAGGGTGTAGACCGTGACTATGATGTTATACACGCCACCTATCCGAAGAAAAAAGAGGAAAAGTCTAATTTTGCATTTCACTCAAAGTATATTTTGCGTTCTGAGAAAATGTTTTTACAAGAAGGTGGCTTTAGACAAAATCCATACATTGCGGCCCGTTGGTCAAAATCTAGTTGTGAAGTTTATGGGCGTGGGCCAGGGGAAAAAGGCCTGCCGGAGACAAGGCTAGCTAACCTAATGGGTGAGACTACGATTCGCTCAGCGCAAAAGGTAATAGACCCTCCTATGCAGGCTCCTGATGACGGTTTTGTGTTTCCACTGATTACTCGACCTGGTGG